GTGTTTTTCTCCCGCAGTGAATGCACACAGCGTATCCGCTATAGTCTCCGATAGGCATGATATAAGGTTTTGATCCACAAACGCATTTTTTCAATTTCATTTCGTCCCCTGTCAGCTAATGTGTACTTAAATCAATTCATTCAGAGGGTATTATACTGGCCCCGCATTTGACACGATTCAATTCTGTGCGCGTGGATCTGTCCATTACTAGGTACCCTGCGGTGAGGATTTGCACCCCAAATATTACGTTATACGACACGCAACTATGTCCATCAAGTTGTCATCTTGACCCTTAGCGTCTACCTATTCCGCCACATCAGGAATTAATATTTTATTTTTTTAACGATTGGAGTAGGATTTGAACCTACGAACCGAGCACTATCTCGGTTAACAGATTAGCAATCTGCCGCAATCAACCGAACTCTGCCATCCAATCATAACAACGAGGGGCTAGGGACTCGAACCCTAACACCGCTCATCACGGTTACTAGCGATTTTCAAGACCGCTGCCTTACCAGTTAGGCTTAGCCCCCCAAAATTAATTAGGTGACCGATGGGATTCGAACCCACATAAGGCGGAACCACAATCCGCTGCATTACCAAGTCTGCCACGGTCACAGTGTTGGTGATGGGATTTGAACCCACAAGGTTTAAAACCGTGGGGTTTTAAGCCCCATGCGTATGCCAGTTCCGCCACACCAACAATTAAACTCATATTAAACCATAAGAAACATCATTTATTTAACTATTTAATCTTATAAGATTCAACAGTAATCTCTCCAAAGCGTCTTTCTAAAAACTTAACTTCTTCAAAAGTTCTTACAAAGGTCATATGCTTTCTACGATAATCATCTTCATAATAAACAATATACATCATAAATATAATCTCCTTTATTATTTTATTGATATCGTTATAAAATTACTAATTGAATAATATATACCACTCACGAGTATAGTGGCTTAGTAGCTATATCCCCCACCTTTTGCACTCTCGCAGGAAATCATTCATTTAGGACATGAACTCATCAACGACCGAGCTCTCACCGCACTCACGGGGATATTACTTCTTGAATATCCAAGTCACTTTCTTTTGATTTTAAGAACAAAAAAAGAAAAACAAACTTTTAAATAAACATATTTTTGTGCGTCATATATTTATTTAAAAATTGCGAGAGAAGGATTTGAACCTTCGATCTTCTGCTTATGAGGCAGACGAGCTGCCGAACTGCTCTATCTCGCGTTAATTCTCAAGACAATTTATGTTTGATTTTCAGTCAAATAAAAATATTGCTGTAATTGTCTTTACTTTATTTATTGAAAAAATTATATTTTTGTTAAACAAATCACCCAGGCAGGATTCGGACCCGCGTTCCGCTGATTTAGAGTCAGCTGTCTTAAACCACTCGACTACTGGGCGAAAATATTATTTTTATTTATAGAAAAGAGTAATTAAATTCTGTCATTCCTTTATCTTACATATATATTATAACAAATTTTTTAAAAAAAATCAATTTAACATTTTTGTTTTCAATGGGGATAATGAGATTCGAACTCATGACTCTCAAATTAAAAGTTTGATACTCTAACCCACTGAGTTATATCCCCTTATATTTTTTTATAAATATTAACGAGGAAGAGTTGCGGATATACTATCGGCCTCTTGCTGCGGGTCTTCATTATTGACAGGCACTGACGCCACCGTAGAGTGTCTCCATGCAAGCATGGGACGCCAGATTTATGCTGCGTACGCCTTATGTCAGCCAACTCGTTAATTAAAATATATACCTACAAGAGGTTGATAAGAAAAAAATTTTTAACAAGCTTTACTTGCCATTTTACTTTGCTTCTTATTTAAAGAAACTTTTTTACTAAAATTTACATATTTGCCAAAATAGAGTCAAGATATTTCTTAGACTCAATAGTTTCATTAATAGAGTCCTGCTGATATTTATTCATCTTTTCAAAGTAATTATAGGCTTTAGCCAACGCAGCGGCAGCCTCAGCGCATTTCTTCTCTGCACGACGTTCACGCTTCTGAGCCACTTTATAATCACAACGGGCTGCCGCAAGGTTTTTGCCTTTCTCCACGTTGAACGTATCTCTCGGATCACACTTTGCCACACCTTTAACGGTTTTTCCAGCATATGTCGAAACTGCAATAATATTATCCTTATTGTCTATATAATACTTATAATTTTCGAACATTTTATATATTCCTTTCATTTTTTAAAGCGGGTGATGGGAATCGAACCCACCTGTCTAGTTTGGAAGACTAGTGTACTAACCAATATACTACACCCGCACGCGTAGGGCTGCAGTGATTTATGAGACGCTATGCCCTTTTCCTGGTTTTCATTCTCATCTTTTGGAGTTAGCTATGTTCCATTAGAGAGCTCCTAGACGGATTTGAACCGCCAACCTAATCATTACTAGTGATTTGCGCTGCCTGTTGCGCTATAGGAGCAATTATTTAAATTCTAAAAAATAAATTCCAAATAATTGGATGTTTCTTTATTTTTTCATAGACTCTATCTAATAAAGCTCTATTTACAGTTTGAAAATTTCCAGTATCTATAAGATAACCACCAGGTTTAATAAAAGCATTTTGAAAAAAACGACTAAAATTTAAATATTCGTGAAATAAATCATCTTTATCATAAGCATCATTAAAATCTTCAATATTTAAAGACATATCTAAACTATTATCTAATTTCATATTAACCTCTTAAAGCTGCTAGAGGGATTCGAACCCACAACCTAATGCTTACAAGGCATTTGCGCTACCGTTGCGCCATAGCAGCATAATTTTAATATATGAGGTGACCACCTGACCGCAATCCCTCGGAGGACTCAATTTATATACCGACTTCGCGTAGTAAGGTAACGTCAGCGCCCTTCGTCGGTTTCTCTTTACCTTACATATATATTATATCAAAATTTTTAAATAAAATCAATTAAAAAATCTGATATAAAATAATATTTTCATCTTACTTTATAGACGCTAATTTTCATCGCCCTATACTACCCTTTTGTTAACCTCTTGCGCCTAATTATAAACATAATTATATTCCTCATTTTTATTATTTTGCGAGCTGAGGCGCACCTTTTACCATCAGACTACTTTATATTATATTTATATCAGATTTTTCATCTACAATCGCAGGCTATATAAAAGCCACTATACTAAGGAATAGGAGTTCCTTATAACCCACAATTAAGATTAACGTTTTACATAGTGGTAATCGTATAGTTCCGCTCCTACGGAATGGGTCGTGCTGGAGTCGAACCAGCTGAGTCTCTGGCACCTAATTTACAGTCAGGCCCGCTTCCACATACGGTATATCGACCCTTAAAGCAATCTTGAATAAGATATAAATGCCAAACAGCCCCTGGTGGATTCGAACCACCGCATCAAGGAGTCAAAGTCCTTTGCCTTACCGCTTGGCGAAGGGGCTCTATGCACAAGACTCATTTTAGAGGTTATTGATCTATCCACTGATCCACAAATGTAAAAGCACATTTGACGAGATTCGAACTCGCGATACGTAACTTAGAAGTTATATTTGCTGTATGAGTCTTTAATCGGGGTGACAGGATTCGAACCTGCGACTCCCTGGTCCCAAACCAGGTGCTCTACCAAGCTGAGCCACACCCCGCCAATTGCCAGCATGTTTTATGCGGACTTCTGGCTTCAACCGCACATCGGATTTGCATTAGGTCAGATGCATGACCCTGGATAACTCCAACGCAATAGGAAAGATGAGATTTGAACTCATGACACCTGCCTTATCAGAGCAGTACTCTAACCATCTGAGCTACTCTCCTTTATTCAAGACACTAAAAGTAGCGAATTTGTATAATTAAAAGTTATATAATTTGCATCTTTACAAGTATTTGCTGTATGTGTCTTTTTTATTTTTACATATATATTATATTAAATTTTTTCTAAAAAATCAATTTGCAGTTACTTTCCGCGCACCCAGTTACGACTTGTGCTGGCTCTTAGTTTTACTAGTATTCTATGAGGTCTAACTTAATTCGCTACCTCCATCAGCGTTAGGCTTTCACTCACTGCAAATTGATTAGGGGGAGGATAAAGGATTCGAACCTTTAAATGCTGGCTTTTCAAAAGCATTGTAAAAATTGCTGACACAGTTTTTATTCAAGACTGGATATAACAGCGGCTTTCCCAATTTGCCTAATCCCCCCATATAATACCAGTTAATGTCATAATTATGGTTGTGTCAAACTGGCAAGATGCAACCAAAGTACCCCAAGAGGGAATTGAACCCCCATCTCAACGTCCGTAGCGTCGTGTTCTATCCGTTATACTACTGGGGCTTATGTGCGCTTAATTGGCGTCAAGCGCACTCCTTCATATACGCCAATATATGAAAGTTTTGGTTTAATATCAGGAAAACCACGACACGCCTCAAGAGCAATGCCAAAACCCGCAAGCGCTTACCTCTTAATCTGTCTATTGCCTCAATTACATGATTCTTCACCATGGGATAATAACCTAAATTTACTACAATCGTTTTTAAGAGAGTACCCCAAAGTGGATTCGAACCACCAGCCCACGCTTTAGAAGAGCGTTGCTCTGTCCATTTGAGCTACTGGGGCTTACATATAAGGGGTCTTGATCGCGATGGGCTACCCCCAAGCCACGGTTATCGACTGGTTATCGTTGTTCACAGCTCCCGGCGAGGATCTACGACGCTCCACTGCCGCGACAATAATGACCCCTACGGGATTTGAACCCAGTATTCCAACCTTGAAAGAGTTGTGACCTTACCTATTAGTCGAAGGGGCCTTTTTCGCTTTTGTTTATAGAAGGGAGCGATAACCCTACCTGGTCTTACAACAGTTCAGTTTAAAGTCCTAACTGGGATGGCAGCAAACTGTAAAGGACGTTGATAATTTAGGTTTAAAGTCACCGCGTACCCTATCAAACCTGGGACTCATATTTTAATTAAAAGGGAGATTATCATCATCTACTGGGTCGTATTCAAATACAAACTCTTCAAATTCATCACACTGAATTTCACAATCAAAAGAATCCCAATAATCGTTCATATTAATCCTCCAAGACATTTCTTTTTTACAATACCCTATAGTAAATTTTTAATTGCTGTAAATGTCTTTCTTTATTTTACATATATATTATAATAAATTTTTTAAAAAAAAATCAAATTGCCAATTTTTTAATGGATGCCCAAGATGGGATTTGAACCCATAAAACTTCACTTTTGAGGCGAATATGTATGCCATTCCATCACTCGGGCAAAATACTGGACATAGGAGGGACTTGAACCCTCGACATTCCGCTTGCAAGGCGGACGTTCTCCCAACTGAACTACTAGCCCAAAATGCCCTATTTTCTTATTACGATGAACACGCGGGCCGCCAAATCTCGAAATGCGCCATGCGGGATTCGAACCCACGCTCCTTCGATTAAAAGTCGAATGCTTTACCTGCTAAGCTAATGGCGCTAAAATTTATGATCTGAATCAGAATGTTTTCGTTTCATATCTTTAATTCCTTTCTTTATCTTACATATATATTATAACAAATTTTTTAAAAAAAATCAATTAACAATTTTATAATCGGGTGTGCAGTTGTAAATCGGTCTCAACCCAGCATCTACTCAATCACACGCATTCCTAATAGATGTCAACCCTTTTTATTTATCTTTCCTCGCGCTTCATATCGGAAAGATTTGTAGGTTAGGCCCTACTGTGTTCTATCTTCTGGACTTTATTTTCTTCACGGCTTTTAATACTTGCCTACCGATTATAATTTTCACACTTTTTGTAGAATGCGTGCCTCGAAGAGGGCTGTTAAGAAACTTGCTTCGATATTTGGACGCAATTATTAATCATATTTCATTTACCCCATCTATTCTGTCCTCTGACGGGTTGAGAGGTTGCTGAGCAACATTTATACTAATTACAGCCTTATATTAGCTACCAGATCTCTGGTGAAATATGATTAAAGGCAGTTTAGGTTTACCTCCGCGATGAACTCTGCCAAACTGGAGGAAATGCACTTTACTTCGCTTCTTATTTTTTAGAGAGGCTTTTCCGCTACGCCACATACTCCGCAGATCGGTGGTAGTTTAAGTGTGAAATCCGTATTAAGACCTCTATAAATCTCTGTTTGTTCATAATCGTCTTGGTACAGAGAAACCTCAGGGACTACGTTCGTCGCTCACGAGACCATAACTAAGTGTTTAAACTTTCGTTACCGCAGGGCCTCATCCCCGCACGTCATATCTTGTTAATTCAAGCCTTACAATCCCTTGAATGGTACTCCAGGTGAGATTCGAACTCACACAATTCTGGTCCTAAGCCAGACGCCTCATGCCAATTGGGCTACTGGAGCCTAGCTGCCTCGGTGGGACTTGAACCCACGACCCTCTGATTAACAGTCAGATGCTGCCACCAACTGAGCTACAAGGCAATATTCATTTTGGGTTATTGTTCTAATATCAACTACTTACAGGGTTCTCTTACCCAAGCCCGCAAGACGAGAAGTTCCTTTTCTAATTCCCCTTAGGGCAATTGCTTGAAATTAAAACTACTTTAAAGTTACAATTCTTTTTAGCTTTTGGCTACGTTCTTAAAACAAAAGAACTTCATTCTGTAAATATCTTATTGCTGATTTCTCGTCTTTCTTTATCTTACAATATATATTGTATCAAAATTTTTTTAAAAAATCAAATTAAGTGCTTTTGGCGGGGCAGTTGCGTTTCCGGTATTTACACTCCATAATAAGCAGTATCTCGACACGTTCTCAAGACTTGTTTACTAATCGGCAGGCTTCTACTGCGCCCCCAAAAGCACTTAATTCTTGTATTACTTATCAAAATTTTAAGCCAAGAATTGAAAAGTTTGACATAAAAAATTCTGAGCAGGAGGACTAGGACTTGAACCTAGACTAAAAATTTTGGAGATTCTTGTGCTGCCAATTACACTATCCCCCCATATGCAAGACGCCGACCTGAGTTGTTTCTTGTTCAGGATTTTATTAGTGTTGGCGAAACAAATTATTGCTGTACAGCGTCTCTCTTTCTTTATTTTAGAATATATTTTTTAAAAATCAAATGACTATTTTCTTATTCTTGAATGCTTTCAAGATCTCCATTCGCTTCAATACCAGCATAGATATAATGATTGTAATTATTTGAAAATTTTCCATCATCAGAAAATCTAAAATCTTCGATCATGTTATAAAAAACTCGAAGAGTATCTGCCGCAAAAGCAGTTTCTTCAATAGAAGAATCAATTTCTTCAAAATTAGATTCAATGTTGTAAATTGCTTCTAATTTTTCGTCAATAGAATTATTAGCTTGCATAATCATTTGACAACGATTTTCATCAAATTTACGCATTTCTTTCATACGATCAATCTTGTCTTCAAGATTATGAATCACATCCATAAGAGTAGCACTATCAAAAGCACAAAGTTTTTCATAAGGACAATAATCTTCCATTGCCCGATATAACTCGGAGCTCCTAGACCAACTACCAATAGGTGCAAATGAATCATTTACTCTTAAATAAAAATTCACATAAGAACTCATAATCATTACCTCTCTTTTTTATAAAAACTCTTTTAACAAATTTGCTCGACAAGGATTCCGTAACTTTCTAAGAGCCACTGTTTCAATTTGACGAATTCGTTCTCTGCTAAGTCCGAGTTCTTTCCCAATCTCATCAAGTGTTTTAGGTTGATCTGAATTAATACCAAAACGCTGTATAATTACTTCCTTTTCACGATCATTTAATGTATTTAAAACATTTTTAATTGCATTTTTTTTATCATTTTCTTCTATTAAAGAGAACGATGTTAATACAGATTCATCTTCAACAAAAGATCCAATAGTAACATCTTCATCATCTCCAATAACAATATCAAGAGAGGTAGTATCTTTTATCCAAGCACTTACTTCTTTAATCTTTTTTACCTCAACTCCAAGAATATTTGCTATCTCAACATCCTTAGGTAATCTACCATTCATCTGCTGAAAATTACGTTCAATTTTTTTTATATTACTTATAAGTTCAATGATATGGACAGGAATACGAACATTTCGACCTTGATCCATTATGGCGCGGGAGATGGCTTGTTTAATCCAATAAGTGGCATAGGTAGAAAACCGAAACCCCTTATTTACATCATATTTATCAACAGCCTTAATTAAACCAATATTACCTTCTTGAATAAGATCCAAAAGAGTAAGACCACGACCCATATAATGTTTAGCAATAGAAACAACTAAGCGAAGATTATGATTTATCAAATCATTTTTAGCTTTTTGATTTCCACCAGCTGCGGCAGCCGCTAATTTGATTTCTTCCTCTTTTGATAAAAGACTATATTGACCAATTTCACGTAAATACATTTTTACAGAACTGGTAATAACAGCATTAGAATTACTTATGATTGTATCTTCCTCTTGATTGAATTCTACATCTTCATCCAGATCTAATACATCAATCATAATTTCTGCCATGCAGGAATCCTCCCATTATTTATCTTTATCTTTATTACATAATAATTATATCATATTTTTTTAAAAAAATCAAAAAGGAATTTTTTAAATCAGACCTTTTTTCTTTGCCACTGATGTCTCGCTTTTGATTGTTCTTTCCAAGATTTTTGAATTTCTCTATGTCGATCGTCCCACCATTGTGGAATTTCTTTTGCTGAGCCACGATTAAAATATTTATAATCAGGATTTGCATACATACGCATAATTTTTGCAGTATGCGGCGGTGACTGGCTTGAACCACCACGCCGCTTTCGGGTATGAGGAACTGGATCTTTTCTATATCTATAATTAGAATCCATTTTTCTCAAGAACTCATACTTGCGGGGTTTTAAACGATATCTCCGCCACCTCCACGCAAAAGAAAACCAGCTATATGTATTAGTTTTTCCTTCCGCTTCCCAATTTTGATACAACTTTAAAGCATCTGACTCAAAATCATGAATATTAATAATTCTATCAAAATTGTCGTAAAGAATATAACATCTATAATATTGATTTTCATTATTTTTAAATAATTCATTTATATTACAAGTACAGTGTTCAATAAAAGAATTACTTATATTTTTATGATATCCATCTACCCATTCGTTAGTACGATACCATCTAGCAATAAATTTTATTAATTCATCTTTTGAATAAAAATAATTAATAATTTTATCAACTGAAGCATCATAAAGTTTATAAAATTCTATATGAGAAATGTTATACATATTTTTACCTCATATAAATAAAAATAAAAATAAAAATCGGGCGTGCGAGAATCGAACTCGCCATCTTTGGTTTTATTTATCACTCACTATTAACTTAGATTATTTAAAACCTCCTCAGCAATATAATCTTTAGCAAAACAAATGTTTTTAATTTGTCCACTTTTAGTAGGTTCTAAACGTAATTTTTTTGCTTTTGAACCACATTGAGCAAAAGGAATTAAATAACATTCATTATTATAATAAGTACAAAAATAATCTACCATATTATCTGAATAAATTCTTTTTGTATATCCTTTTGAATTATGAGTTACTGATGAAGTATTAAATTCAAAACCTCCATCTACCTCTCTGCTTGTTTTTACTTGTAATTTTAAAATTTTATGTCCTATATCTAATAAAAAATCATATTGACAAGGAACTTCAGGTGTTGAAATAATCAATCCTAATTCCATAAAATAAGTTAAAACTTTTTGCTATGTGATTCTTCCTTTTAAAATAGTGTTTGAAATTTCTGTATTTTTTATTTCCATTTTATAATTTATAATCTAATAACAGATATTGTAATAAATAAGACCACTGCATTAACCGACTATGCTAACGCCCAAAATAAAATTGTCTACCCTAACAGTTTTTAGATGCAAGGCCCTGGTTTGGTAGACCCTACTTCAGCCTTTTGTTCGGTATCTGAAAACAGATTATATTGAGCGCCTCAAATCTGGACAATACCTGCCGGCCCTCAACTTCCATTCATGACTATGGAGGGACGCCGCTCAACTTCCAAGTATATACTATGCACAACAGTAATTGTTGTGTCGTGCAATCTTATTTACATACGAACAAAATGCTTTTGCGTCTTTTTCTTTTGAAAAATGAAAAGCTAAATAATCAGTTGGAGCATAATAATACATTCCTTCTGCGTGGAACGTATTTAATAAAAGATCAATATATTCTTCAATAGAGAGGTTAAGGATTCGCATAGGGGTGTACCATTTAGCAGATCGTCCGCCTAGGTTTTTAACATCATTAACATGCCATTTTCCATTAAATTCCCATACTGTCATTTGATAAGGATGAATTCCTGCTCCCATACAAACTCCTTAATTTATTATTTTTACCAAATTATAATCCTAATTTATTTAATAACATAGTCAATCTTTCTTTTTCTTCTTGAGTTGGCTCTTGAGGAATAGTTTCATTGGTTGTATTTAATTTTATATTTTCAGTTTCTGTTTTTTCACCAGGTAAAATAGGTTCATTATCATTTTCAACCATAGTTTTTGCGGCGGTTAAAGTTAATTTAATTTGTCCAACTGTATTATCTACATCAATATAAGGAATTCTAATCTCTTTTTCGTAAACAAAAGCACCTGGAAAAGTTTTTAATATTTTTTCAGTTATATCTAATTTTGCCTGAGCTCCCTTTACTGCCATATAATTTATACCTCTTTTATTTTTTATAAATATATTATATCATTATTTTTTTAAAAAATCAATTGATAATTATTTGATCTGGTTTTGTATCTCTTGTTTTCTTATATTAATTATAAAAAAATATTAAAAATAAATTATGTATCTTTGGCCTTAAAAATTTGTATTTTTTTCTTTATGAATTACGATATCATTTTTCTTTAATGTATCTGAAAGTTCTAAAAATCTATCACAAATAGCACAACTTTCAGGTTTATACATACATCGTTTACCGCACTTGCTTCTAATAGCACCAAAAGAAGGAATGATATATTTACTATCTAATTCTCCTTTAAAAGTTGGAATTAAATCTTTAATTTTTCCAAACCATGTTTCTTCTTTATAAATTTTAAATAATACTTTTTGTCTTTTTTCATCTGAAATTAACTCAAATATATCAACAAAAGAAGAATAAAAAGAAATATCTTCTGGTCTTATAAAAAACGTTTTTATACTTGGGGTTTCTGGAAAACTTGATTGACAAATATTCGGATAGACACGCAGTTTTATATTGTTATTATGTAAAATTTTACTAATTTTATCTAAAAAGAATCCTAATTCTTCGCAGATATACATATCTGTAGGATTATACTTTAAAAATCCGTATAGTTGATCTATTGTTGTAACTGGATTTGTAAAGAAAAATGGAATTTCATAATTTTTTGCCCTAGTCAAATAATCTTTATTATAAAAATTAAAAATAATTTTTATATTATTATATTCTTTATTTAATTCTTTTAATAATTGTGCGTCAATTTCTTCAAAAGACTCTTCTACATCAATGACTATTGACTTATTTTTATATTTTTGTACAAAATCTATTAATGTACGATCCGCGGGATGATATTTTATTTTAAATTCATCCGCTTCCTAAATATATTTTTCAGATGGATAATAATTTAAACAAAACATAATTTCTTTCCTATCACAAATAGGGGAAGATAATTTTCTTCCCCATATTTTGTAAATTAATAATTTTTAATTATTCTTCAATATTATCTGTAGCTAAACGATAAGCCATTCTTTTATTGCCTTCAACCTTTACCATTTCTTTTGTAATAGATCCAGCTTTTACTAACTTTCCAAGCCGCGCGGTAACCTTATTTCGTGTAACACCCTCTTGATCAAGTGTAATAACAATTTCATCGACAGTCATGGGTTTATCAGTAATAAGATTAAAAATTTCATCTGTAAGGGCATCAGATTCTAACTTCTTTCTTTCTGCACGATTTGCTGCGGCAACCTTACGCTTTTCAAGGGCGTCAATCTGCTTATCAATAAACTCAACCAGTTCATCCTGCTGCGCCTGATCTTCAACAACCGTCTGTACCATTTCACGAAGTTCCGAAAAATACATAGTCTTAGTTTTCTTTGTGACATTTTCCATATAATAAAAATCTCCTTTTTATTTAATTTATTTTTTTATTTTGTATACTTATTATATCAAAATTTTTTGGGTTTTTCAAGTAACGATCTTTTTATTGCCATCTTAATTAATACTAGAATTGATATACTGGATTTCTCGATCAGATAAATTATTATATTTTAATCCATATGTTTCAAGAATTTTTTCAAATTCAGAAAATTCAATTTCAGGGCGGGGATATCTTTTAACGGCGTTGATGACAGCATTAATCTTCCCCGCCCGCGTCGGTAGAAAGCCGCTTGCTTCCGCATAAAACATTGTTTCCATAAATGTCATCATCACGCCCCTCCTTTTAAGCCTTTTTACTAATAATAAAATTAAAATCAGTATCTTCCATGACATATTGAAATTCAAATAAACCATCTGTAATAGGTTTCAACATTTGAATTTCCATAATTTCATCGCCATAATATTTTTCAATTTCTTGCATAGCTTCAGTAATAATGTTTGCCGCAACTAATCCAGAACGAGTTGTTTCCTTTTTATCAATCTCGTCCCAAAATTGTAATTGATATTCCCAATACCACATTGTTTTTATCTTTCCTTTCTTTTTATACTATTATTATAGCAAAATTTTTATAAAAAATCAAAAGGAGTCTCTGTATTTGTCGTATTCATAATCTATTCGATTATCTTCGTAATCTTCTTGCGAATATTTATAAGGGCAAGTTTCACAATCATAATCTTCATTAAGTTCACACCAAGTTTCAGGAGGCTCATAGAGAGTTCCTGGCCATGTCTTTTCATGAATACAATACCAACTCATATATTTTCTCCTTATTCAATCCAATAAACAATACGAATTTGGCTATAATCATCTTCCCAATGTGAATCATTCATAACATTAAGAAAACTATCAACACGATCTATAAGTGTTTTTAATGGAGTAGGCTTTATTGGTTCATCTATAATTCCATAGCTAGATATTTTTGGATACTTAAGGTAATAAATATACATATCAGCATATGTAAACCAATGTACACTCGGACGATATGACTGTTCTTTATTGTCACAATCAATTTTATAACAACAATTGTCAAATGCTTTTTGAATTTCTGTAGAAACATCCTCTGGCAAGCCTTGATGAATTCCATTCATCAAAGGGAAAAAACAATTTGTATTATTTTCTACAATAGAAAAAAGATCATGGCAATCACTGTATGGGAATAAATCAGCAACAATTTGTTGTGTATGATTCCAATTCCATCTCATTGGATGTTGAAGTTCATATTTTTTAGTACAATTATTAAATTTTTCGACAAAGAAAAATGGGATTCTACTCATTTTTAAATTCCTTTTTAATATTAATAATAATTATGCATTATTCTTTTTATATCTTGTTTCTTAATTTTTTCTACCTTTTGTTTTTTTAAATTTTGGCGGGCAGGGACATTTTCTTCTTTAGTCTTATATTTTTTAGATATTTGATAAGATTTTTTTTCTTTTTTATATCCCTGTTCTCGCTCATCATAATTCATATATAAAGCTCCTTATTTAAAAAATTAATCATTAAAATTGGAATAGTCTAAAAGGCACGGGGTTTCATCTTTACGATATCCAAAATTCCCATCATGAATATCTTCTAAAATATCTGGATCTATATTGGCACAATAATGCAAAAATCGTTTTACTTTAGATTTTCCATATTTATCAAGGCAATTTGCTATCCATTCTGGATCAATATAAAATTTTCCTTCGTTATACCATTTATCTGCAAGATCCTGGGATTTTTTAGACGGTTTATGGGAGCAATAAGAATCATTTTCAGGAGTAATTTGTTCTTGTAAAAATACTCGAACGCCGCATATTTCTTTATAAAATATAATTTTTGCAACAAAACAATCTAATCCATATGTTTTAAGTTTATTATATTTTTCAAATTCAGTTAGACAATAATCCTTTGGATCCGAGCCAGTAGCCCAATGGAAACAATGCCAATATTTTTCTTCTGCTGTAGATTTAATAAAATATCCATTAAAAGGAATTTTAATGACTACATTATTAAGATTAGAAGATGTAATTACAATTTTAGACATTCCAAAATATATGTTTGCATCATGGTCTATATCATAAATTGTTTCTTGAAGGTGTATAAAATTTATGGGTTCGCTTTCATCTGCGTCATCATCACATATTATTCCAAATTTTTCTGGCAGAGGAAAAATCGCGTTTAAAAATTCATCTATTAATTTATAATTAAATGCCATGATTTTTCCTTTCATTTTTTTATTTATATATATATTATATTATATTTTTATAAAAAAATCAACGGGAGATTTTTAAACTCCCGTCTTTATCTTTATTCAATGGATTTAATTGAGCATCTAGTTAAATAAGTGTTTTTAACTCCCATATATTCATCAAATTTTTTAATAGTTCCTGTAAGATTAATGGTTTTTCCAATAGTTAAATTAGGATCGCATTTAGAAGTCATCCAAACAAAAACATAATTTTCAGATGTAAATGTATATACGGTAGTGTATCCATATAATCCTTCAAAACCGCGAATATTATCTACTTTTGCGGTAATATTGCGAATCCGATCTTTCTCAACTCCAGGATAATAAACAGAAGTGGACGGGCCTTTAAGTTCAACCATTCGCCGCGATACAATAGCCTTAGCATCTTCTTTAAATTGAGCCCATTTATTTTGAGGGTTATAATCATAAAGTTCATCAAAACTTATAGCACAAAGTTTATATCCTTCAGGAAGCTCAACTTCTTTAGAGAAAAACCATTTTAAAGTAGGATCAAATCGGGCGCCAAGTTCTTTTAATTTATCTTTAATAGCAAAAGTATCATCACCATACACAAGATATGCCTTTTCATCTTCTCCAAAACCAAGTTTTAAAGCAACTTCGTGTTTATATTTTTCAGCGTTGTTAATAAGATCATGAACTTGAGTTTCTTTCTCAGCTTTTCTCTTGGTGCGAGCACGCTCATTTGTAGCCTGCATACGAGTATATTCTTTCTCAGTATAGGCACGAACCTTCTGGATAGAAATGCCAGATCCATTGCAACCATAGCAACGAGTTCCATCCATCTGATTATAAGAATAATGACCAGATCCAGAGCAACGAGGACATACACCTTTCACCTTTACATAGAGGCGTCCTTTCTCATTCTCAAAAGGCTCACCAAGAATTTCCATATCCTTATAAGAATCAGCCACAAAGAATTTTTCCATGTCCATCACCTTTCTTTCTTTTTTTTTACATATATATTATAACAAAAATTTTGAAAAAAATAAAGCTGCGGATCCTCGGTTTTATATCAAAAAAATCTTGACATTATAGTATATTGCTCATATAGTTATATCTCTCATTTGTTCCGCAAGTTCACAATAAAGAATAATTTCTTTGGCCCATTCTTTAATACTCTTAGTATTTCCATTAAAACAATTATATCTAAGAATTGCTTTTGCCAATTCTTCAATTCTATTTTCTATTGTAAACCAATATGGAGTAGTACCAAGTTGCGGTTTATTATATTTTTCTGTAATTATTTCTTCAGCACATTTTTTTGCTTCTTCTATATCTTTTTTTAAATCTAAACTCATTATTATCTCCTGTTAATTTAAATAGAAGAAAGGTTGCGCTAAAGCGCAACTTTCTTCTTACCACCACATTGCGTCATGCTGCGCAGCTTCAATATCCCAGATAGAAATTTCATCATAAGGATTCTGCGGAAACCACCATTCCTTGGCTTCTAGCATATCCCGATAAGTGGCTCCAGGATACCAATCTTTTCCCATTAAAGCGCATGCTGCAAGCATTTCAGGGTCTGTTACATCAGAGTGGCTATACCAACTGTAAACTCTATTACGGATGCACTCTGTATTACAAGTAATATGATTAGCTTCCAGATTTTCAATTACTAGAATGACGGCTGCTTCAACTGTTGTATATTTCTTCATAACAGACCTCCTTTTCTTTCTTTCTTTATTTTATGTATATATTATACTATAAAATTTTAATAAAATCAATAAAGATAAAATATTGCCAGTTTTATTTTATTTTAATTTAACTTATTTAATTCATAAAATCTTTTAATGACAGGTTGTAATTGATTCCAGAAAGTAACAATTTCATCTTCATGATCCATCATATACTCACCCGCCCAAGTGGTTGCTGCCATTTCATCGGGACAATTGAAATAAATCATATGACGGTGTTCAATAGACCAGTCTGTGTGCTCATTTAATCCTTTTTTAATTTCCATACAGAGTTCTTCAACTCCATCATCTAAATCATCGAGAGTTTCGCTATGACCAATCTCATGTAACAAGCTCCATAAAAACACATCTGCATGGACGTCGGGAAACCGCGCTTCCGCATTTTCCATAAATAGTTTAGAAGAAGTATCTCCAACAACAAGAGCATAATGAATTTTATCTTCAAGAAAACAGTAATCAAAATCAGTTCCCAGCTCTGCGGTAAGCTCAAAAGGTTCAAGAAACTCATTAATAACTTTATTAATTTCGTCAATTCCTTTTAACATCATTGTTATGATACTCCTTTCCTTATTTTCTATAAATATTATATCATAAACTTTTTATAAAATCAATAGAGGGAAGACATTGACAAAACAAAAAAAATATTATATAATATAAATAGAAAATATTATGGAGGTTATTTTTAAACATGTCTTCTAAAGGAATGATGAAATTAAAGAATTTTGAAATTATGTTACAAAATCATTTATTAACTACAATTTATCCAAAAGATAAAAGTGAAAAATCTGCAAAAAAGTTGGCAAATATAATAAATTCTGCGGTTGGGGTAGCTAAATTTAAAAATGATAAAAATGAATCTATTTGGGGAGTTTTAATTAATAAAAATAACAAACAAGAGGCGAATAAAGATAATGGTAGTGAGTTGTAGAATGACCCAATGTCCTTACTATGATAGTAGGGGCTTTTGCGCGCAGCCTATTGCTTTAGAAATAGATTAGATGGGAATGTGTAGTGTGTTATGGCGGAAGGGGCAGCCGCGTTCTATAAACTCATCTATGGGCATATTAAAAGATCCAATTACTGTAATAGACATTTCAAATAATGAAATTAAAAATATTTCAAAAGAAGAGGATAAGGAGGTGTAGAAACTCGTTTAAGAGAGCGCTTAAACGGGGTTGCCGCATGAACGATTTAGAAATTATATTAGTAATATTTTGTATATGTATAATTGTTTGTAATATTATATTATTTAATAAAGTAAATATATTAGAAAAAGAGGTTATGGAATATAAAGATACTGTTAAACAGTGTTTTGAATTAAAAACTTTAACAAAAAGAATTATTGAATTGATGGCTTAGAGGGATGATGATTTAAAATGAATAGGGCGGAAAGACGAAAAATGATGAAAACAATTCCTGGATATAAACGAGCTTTAAAGTCTGCAACTAAAAAAGCGGTAAACGATTTTGAAACAATGCTTCAACAAAATTGGAGAAAAGAAGACGATGAAACGTTAAACAATGGGGATAAAGATTATTATGAAGATGATGGGGAAGACGACATCTATAACGACTGATCAAAATGAAATTATTTCAAGTATTCAAAAATTAGATTTAAAAGAAAATGATATTCTTTTATTTAATATTCGAACAGACGAATAGGGTATACCATTAGTTTCTCTTGATACTGTGCGGCAAACCGCAAAAATGTTAGGAGATATTTTAGAGAATAAAAATGTAATTGGTTTGTTTTTATTAGATAAAATTTGCTTATCTTCTATTGACGATCCAAAGAAAGTTAGGAATGAATTAGAAAAGTGTATTTCTTATATTCAAGAGGCAGTGGATAAGGTTAGGGATATTGAAAATGGAAAATTTGGGAAACCTTTCGCGGTAATTGATTATAAAAGCGCGGGACTCATTTAAGCGGGTATTATAACGGAGGTTGCCGCTTAAAATTAGTCGATTTGGTCATTTTTGGATAATTTATTTTAAATAATTTTTATTTTATTTAAAAGGAGTAGCGTAGTTGTGTATTGAAATTAAAATACGCTAGATAAAAAATATGACATTACAAGAAGCAAGTATTAAATACGGTTTTTCTTAGAGTAGTATAAAAACTCAATTTAAAAGAACTGCCGCATCAATCCAAAAGAAATATAATGTAGTTTTAACAAGATATTATAATGATAATGGTTAGTTATGTTATGAAGCAACAGATGGAAGAGCTGAAACTTTTTATGATGAATAGGAAACTAAACAAATGAAAATTGGTAAACCTGTATTAAGATTGAATAATTTTGAATTTATTGTTTTTTTAGGTATTGTGATGACGCCTTGGGGTGTTTTTAGAGGAACACGAGAAGAGTTTTTAAAATATATTAGTATTAAGAAAAATAAAAAGAATTTAGAATTATTAGAACAATCTTTGGTTAATTTAGTAGATCAAGAATATATTGCTGTTTGTGAGGACGGCAAACATGTGATTATTTATATTCGTGAAAAAATCGAAGAAGAAATGAATATTGGTCCTAAAATGATAAAACGTTGTCGCGATATAGCAAAGAAAAATAATAAAACATTTGATAAAACTATTCAATTAATGAAAGTATGGTTAGCAATTCAAATTTGTTATAAAAATCAGCCTTTTACAAGTGCGAGACTGGAAGAATTAACTAATTTATCTTCATATCAAATTCGAGAAGCAATTAAATTACTTGAAAATGAGGGAGATATTTTTAAAACATCGCGGGTAGGTAATTATATGTATTGTTAGGGGAAAAATGTAGATCTTTGTCCGTGGTGGTAAGTTTAAAAATTCTTAATATTTTTTCTAGATTTGTCTAAAATAATTAGTTTTTTAAATGAACTCTTAAAGATAATAATATTTATATAATGTTTAAGAGTTGAATTAAAAATGTTATAATTTTAGACAAAATTAAATATTTTCTTTAGAATATTAGGTGTGAATTTACAGCGTTTTATTTGGTCTGGCTTCGCCAGACCAAATGGGACGGATTTCTCGGTGGGTGGCTGAGAAAGACTGACTGCGAAAAATCGAATCGAATTTTGGTTTGAAATCGTTAAGGAGAAAAAGTAAATTAAAAATTAAGAATAGGCATAAGGGGTAATGAGAGGGAATTAATTAAATTACTTTGAAATCTAATTGGATTATTTAAAAAGTGAGGCTAAAATAATTTTTAGGTTTGGAGTATATCGTTTTTAAATAGGTCGAGCTGAAGGCTCGACCTAAATAGGGGCAAACCGCTCATATTAGGGGTATATAAAAAATTTGATTTTAAAATTTTAAAAAACTATATGGAACGAAAGGAAAAATGGTTTTAAAATTTTATATGAAAATAGTTAGAGCAAAGAGTAATAAGAATAAATTAGAAGTATTTGATAATAGACCTTTTGTTATTTAGGTAGAATTACTTGATAAAGGTTTTGAAGTATGTTTTTTAGATCTTGAGACTGGAGAAAAGAAAATGTGTAAGTATGGGAGCCGTCGTGCTTTTGATCTTGAATGGGAATTGTGCTATGATATAAATTATGTAGGAGTTTCTTATAAAGAAATAAATTATTATGAGGAGTGATAGATGGGAGAAAGAGGTAAATGAAGAAAGAAAATTCACATGTGTTAATGGGTGTCTTTGCTGTTGTTAAAGGAGAGAATGGAGAAGAGCGGGAAGTGGATATAAATAATATTGTTGGGGCTAGGGAGAAGAAAAGGAAGGATAATGAATTAAATGATTAGATTAAAAGTAATATGGATGATGGGAGATGATAAAAAATAACAATAGAAGTAAAGAGTAGGGTTATGAAAATTATAGAGATGGGAAAATTATAAAAATATAGGAAGTTATGGAAACGAAAGAGACTAAAAAAGATTATGAAAGTTAAAGAGATTTAAAATTATAGAAATTATAGGAAATTATTTGAGTATAGAAAAATTATTAAAATGTAAAAAAAATTGCTTGGGTGCAGAAAAATTATTTGAGTGGAGAAAAATCATCTAATTACAGAAAAATCATTTAAGTGTAGAAAAATCATTTAAGTGGAGTGCCAACGGGACCAGTATCATATCAGCTATTCAATTCGGTAAAGCGACCGTTTACAGCAACTACAAAAAGCCTGGAAGTAATCCCAGGCTCTTTATTTTATTAAATTTTAGTTATTTTACTTTAGACTCTTGATAAAATTAGCAATAATATCATTGTCACTTGGACTAGTTGTAATTTTAATGCTTGCGGTTTTTTTGTCTTTTTTATCAAAAGTAATTATATTCTTAATTTCTTTTTCAAATTCTTTAAGAGATTCAATAATACAGTCTACTGGAAGAGATTCATTTAAATCTTCTCCAAGAAGAGCTTCTACATATTCAACTAACGCTTCAACTAATTGATCGCGGCAGTCTGTCAAATATTCTTCATTAGCTGCTGCCTCCTCTTCTGCAGCAATGCGAGCGTTAGCCTAATTCAAATCCTTATGGAATGCTCTTAAAAGTTCCTCTTCACTGGTCCCAGCCTTCAATGCTTCATATAAATCCATAATGTATTTCCTTTCTTTTCTATTGTAATTATATTATAACAAAAATTTTTTGAATTATCAAGAGAGCGGAAGTGAATTCAATTCTTATTTTTATTATAACAAAAATTTTGACATTTTGCAACCTAAAGAATCCATGCGGCGGCGCCATATGAAGAGATGGGACTGGTCCTGCTGCCTTTTTGACGATTTTTGGGAAAATACATTTTCGTTTGTATTTCGATGAGGTTCTGGCAAAAAAGGCCATATGGGACGCGAATCGGGGAAGCGGGCCTGGGCGGTAGCCCGCGGCCCGGCCGCAATAACAAAAAAGGTGACTATTTGATAGTCACCTTCTTCTTTAATTAAAAACTTCTTCAATAACAATAAAAATTAAAAGAGCAATGATAATAGGTATAGGCATGTTTATCTCCTTATAAGATTTCAACAGTAAGAATGTCAATAGTTTTGTTGTTCCAAAGAGCCATCAATTCATCGTCTGTGAGCGTACCGCAGTGATACATTTTGTCGGGAGTAATCCATTCAACCAAACTCATTCTATCATCTCCTTTTCTCTTTTGATGATTTGATTGTATCATACCTTGAAAGATTTGTCAAGCACTTTTTTGAGAATTGCCCGGGCCAGGATGACCGCATTTAGCAGTCATCCGAAAAACATCCCATGTAAGGATCATAGCCCACTTCATAATCGCAATTATCGAAATCATCAGAAGGCTCTTCTTGACCGCACCAATACTCGCAATCACAACCATACTCAGCTTCGTAAGGGCAAACGCCATCCAGATCGCAAGGGGTTTCTTTTCTAAGTGACATTTTTCAATCCTCCCATTTTCTTTTTTCTCTATTGCGGTCATACTTAGATTTGTCTTTGTATATCGTTGGCCGCAAACCAGTCCAATTTCTTCTGCCTTGAGAAGCCTTTTCTTTGCGTTTTTTCTTAGACTCGTTAACATAGACAACTCGTTCTAATTCTTTTTGGGTCATTGTTTGTGTACCTCACTTTCTGAATAGAGTATAGCATAAGAAGTAAAAAATGTCAAGAAGTTTTTAAAGGATTTTGGCCCGGGTCGACCCCCGAAGGGGTCGTAAAGATTAGTCAAAGCACATGCTTTCTAAGGTTTTTGCAATGTGGTCAGCGATTGCCTGATATTCAATAAAACTTTCTTCCCAATTCCAATCGTTTGTGCAAAATGCATCCCATGCAAGATCATCATAGTAGCAGTACAAAAGAATAAGATCATTAAAATTCATCATGGCTTTTACCTCTCTTTTTTTGATGGTTTCATTATAGCATTCTTTTTAAAATGTGTCAAGTATTTTTTCTGTACAATTGCCCGGGCGGTTAGGGGCGACTTATCGCCACCCCCTGTAAGTTTCGTACAGATCGCACGCCCATTTAGAAAGTTCGTAGGCATGATAAGGGAAATTCATTTTGCTTGCGCACTCGAATATCCACGGAACAATCTGATCTTCTGGATCGAACCAATCGCACAACTTGAAGTCGCTAAAATAAAATACACTATCGGGATGTTTCGTGCTACCGCCCCACAGCTCAAGAACGGTTTCATGGTCGCTCAGTCTAGAATACAATTTCTTTCCCATTATCTTCTCCCTCCTTCAATCTCAGCAGAACGTCTTTGTTTTCAATCATTAATTCAATTAAAATCTCCAAAGCCTTTTCATAGTCCATACTATTTTTCCTCTCTTTCTTTTGATGGCTTTATTATAGCATTTTTGATTTCAGAAGTCAAGTATTTTAAAAATACAATCGCCCGGATTACTTAATCTCTAAGTTGATTTTTAGATATTACAATCCATGCTTCTTCTTCGCCGCCTAATTGCTCAATGTACTCAGGTGTCCAATCTAAAGGTCGCACAACAAGGCATCCATTTAAAAGATCATAAAGAATTTTTACTTTTCCAAAAATACTATTTTTAATCATAAAAATTTTCCTTTCTTTTAGATAGTGGAGATGACGGGAATCGAACCCGCTTACCATCAAATGGCGACAGAGGTTTTCACACCTACTGCCTGCGCTTACCCAAGCACCCCATCCCCTTGACAAGCTAAAGTATAGTATGAATTAAAGAATAAGTCAAGTATTTTAAAAATACAATCATCCGGGGGGAAACTAGGGAGTATCCCTAGCTTTCCTTGTCAACATTAAGATTTTCAATTTCTAAATCTTCAAGATCAAAATCAAATTCACCATCAATCCAATTTTCAAGTTCTCCTAATGTGATTTTATCTTCAATAAAATCACTAATTTCTTGTTCTTCGGTGAGATTGGCAGGAACTTTAATAATGCCATGATTGATTGTGCAAAAAGAAACTTCCACATGTTTAAATTCTTCCATTGCTTTTACCTTCTTTCCTTTTGATAGGCTCATTATAACTCTACTATTAGAGTTTGTCAAGTATTTTAAAAATACAATCGCCCGGGCGGGTCCCCTAGGGCGCAAACCCTAGGGGAAAGAGGGCTTTTAGCCCTCAATCGCCTTGAAGTAAGTCACACGCTTTTCAGTGTACTTCTCAGCCTTGCCAGTGTCTACCAACTGCTTAAGCAGAGCAGAGCATTTCTGACCGCTGATACCAAGAGCATCGGCGATGTCCTTGCACTGCTTGCCCTCAGAAGAAAGGACTGCGAGAACATTGGTCTTTACTTCCTCGTTTTCACGCTGAGTCTTAGAGGGCTTGCGCTCACTGTTCGCCCGCTTTTCAAGCTGAGCCTTGAGGGCTTTCAGCTTTTCGATGGTTTCATTGTCCATCATACCGTTGATAGCGTTGTCGATAGCGTTCACATAAGTCATCTTAGTCATACTCATTACCTCTTTCTTTTTTCAATGTATTTTTTTTGATTACGTGGTTATTATAGCACGTTGTGAGTGATTTGTCAAGGGGTTTTGAAAACTTTTTTCGGATTATTTTACACCGACCATTAACCCTCAAGGAGTGGCTCTCTTTCGCTCGCCGTTCTCATCTCCCCTTGACAATTCTTATATTATCATAGAATGATTTTAAAGTCAAGTCCTTTTTTATCGTTATTTTTTTAACAAGCGGCCCGGGCCCCATGGCTTAGCTTTCGCTAAGCCAATGCTGAATTTTACGCCAGCAAGCAGAATAAGGCTTTTTCTCATAAGGCATTCCAGACCGAACAACCGCAAGAAAAATTTCACGTTCAATCTGTACATCTTCTAATCCCGTATGGGATTCTTCAAAGTTTACCGCATTTGTAATGAAACGGTAGGCAATTTCTGCGCTTGTCTGAATATTTCCGCATTCTGAAATAAAATTATTTTTGATAGCAAAATCTGCAAATTCTTTAGTATTAAGAATTGAAGAACAAGCCATATTCCAGATACAGAAAAATTCTGTGCCATAGGGAAAGAACCACCGCCAAAACGAACCGCTAATATAACGAACATCATTATTTGTGGCACGCTTGTCAAAATTCATATTGTACGCACCAACTTTATGAACATTAAAATATTTCATATCGTTGATAATTGTTTTTCGTACATCGAAAATTTTTGCTACTTTTCGAGTACCATTTTCAATGTCTTTAAAATATTGAGGAATTTTTTCAGCAAAATAGGCTTGCTCCATGAGTTCTTTGTCAAAAAAAATCTCTGAAACAACAAAAGACTTTTCTGTAAGAACCTTTCCCGTTTCAACATTAAAAATTTGATACCCTACATCATAAGGAAGTGGACATTCTACACAGTTGGCGGTTTCGGTGTCAATTACAAGTACATTCATGTTTTTTTACCCCTTTCATTTGAGCTTTTCTTTTGATAATGCTATTATAGCACTTCTCCGTAAAAAGTCAAGCATTTTTTTGAAAAAATTTTTCAAGTTAGTTGGGGATAACTGCCCGGGCGCATCTAAAAAGCCCCAATATTGGGGCTTTTAGTTACTTTTTTGGCGGTCTATGCTTTGTAAGCACGATAGAATAGTCATTTTCGCCAATCAATAAAGAGATTTCACGTTCACTTTTGATAATTTCAACATCAAAACCATCATTTTTTTTCAAAAAATCTGCAATTTTCGTGATAATTTCAACTTTTTCATTATCAATTTTTCGTTCACGTTTAATGGGAGTAGAGGTTTTCTTTTTTGTGCCTGTTGAAGTCATTTCTTTTGCAATTTTCTTCTGTTCAGTAGATAATTCAAAAAGTTTTTCCCCTTTGTCAATAGCCTCATCATCAAGAATAACTTGTATAGCTTCTTCTCTTGAACAGCTAAGGGTTTTCATTAAAGACTGAATTTTTTTTTCGTCCATGCTTCTCACACCTCCTTTCTGAAAAGAAGTATAGCACATAACTATAAAAATGTCAAGTATTTTTTTTGTACAAATGCCCGGTTGGAGATGCGGGGATTGCGCCCCGCATCGATCTAGATTTAGTCTTCGTATAAGTGTGCTAAAACTTCTCCAGTATAAGTATCAGTAATCATAGCTTCTTCAAACCCATATGCGCCCATGTAATCACGAGCCTTGTCGATGGAAGTGTCTAAATCAACACTACCCATTTTTACAACAAATGTTTCATCAAAAGTAATGGTCATGTAGGTACTATAAATAAGCTGAGTCTTTAACATTTTTCTTTTCCTCTCTTTCATTTGGTAAGTGTATTATAGCACTTTTAAAAAGACTTGTCAAGAAGATTATGAAAAAATTTTGTTTTTAGGAAAATGACAAAAAATGAGTTTTCATAAGGTTCTCGTCAAAAAATTGCAAAGGGGTATTGTTCTTGGAAACTCGGTCGGCTTTCGCGCGAAAGCCGACCGAAAATAGAAAAGACTAAAAATTCATATTTTTTATGAATTTCTAGTCAAGAATGATAAAATTCATTACTTTTTAGGCGGTCTTTGCTTAATTAAATCTAATTTGTAATGAGTTTCACCAACATTAAATTCAATTATTTTGCTTTTATTAACAATTTCCGCCTGAAAGCCAGCATTCTTTAAACATTCAGCGAAAAAGATAATAAGATTCTCTTTTTCTTCATCGGGCTTTCTTTCTCTTGTGGTGGCTTTTCTAGGGGTTGTAGATTTAGCTTCGTGGCTAATTTTATTTTTTTTAGCTTTTTCGGTTAATTGTTCAACAACCTCATTTTCAAGATATCCCTCATCTTCAAGCCATAATTGAATTGCTTCATCATGAGAGATTTTTAATATTTTCATGCTTCTTTCAATGTCGGCATCGGGGATACGAATATTTTTGCCATTAAGATTATAATTCATGTAAATTGCCCCCTTTTATAATAATATTTATAAGAAGATGGGGGATTTTAACCCCCATCGAAAGAGGAATTAAGCAATCGAATAGTAGGGAGTCTTTTTTACATAATCCTTGGTAAGAGTTCCCGATTTGACCAAATCCGTCAATAAATGAGTGATACGCTGATTAGTTAAGTCATTCATAGAGGGAATTTCTGCCTGAAGTTCCTTGATAGTCTTAGGAGCGTCCGCCCCCGTAAGATAGGCAACAATTTCCGCCTTGAAGTTATCATTTTCAATCTGCGTCTTAGTGGGCTTCTTAGGAGAGTTAGACTTGTGGTCAAGCAGTTCGATTTCATGGTCGATAAAAGCAACCATTTCTTCATTCTCAATAACGACCTTACGGATTTCAGCAAACATTTCTTTCTTAGTCATACAGACACCTCTTTCTTTTGTTTTGTGTTTGAATTATACCATATTCAGTTGTATTTGTCAAGAGGAAATTTCTTTTTTTTGAAATTTTTTGGTTCGCTTGTGTTGCCGTTGCTCGAGTCGGTTTCCGCATACCCCTATCCTCTTGACATTATCTATTATAACACAAGGCTTTTATTTTGTCAAGAACTTTTTTTTATTTTTTTCAAAAAGCCTTGTGGAATTTGTTTTTCCCTTATCTTGTAAAACAATTATAGCAAAATTTTTTAAAAAAATCAAGAGGGAGTTTTTTACAAATTTCGGGACTCTTAGGGATGAAAATTCTATATGTTTTTCTCTTGACAAAAAGTACGATGCGTGGTATAATGGAAATTTCGTCGCGCGCCGGTCGGTCGCGCGACGTCAATAGAAAAGACGCTCACTTTGTGGGCGTCTTTTATAGCGTTATTCAGTTGTTAAGCCCAAGAGGGAAAGGGGATTACTCCCCCTCACCCTCGCCATCATTTTCGCACCCAAGAGCGAAGTAAGCAACCTTCTTGACGTAGGTACGAGCAACCTTGCCATCCTTGCGAAGGTCAGTCAGCATGTGGGTGATACGCTGATTGGAAAGGTCAGCGATCGCACCGCACGCCTCGCACAGCTCCTTGATGGTCACAGGCGCATCCACCTCAGTCAGAGCCGCCAGAATGTCAGCCTTGAAACCGTCATTCTCGACCTGCGTCTTGGTGGGCTTACGAGGGCTTCCGCTCTTCTTTTCGAGCAGTTCGATCTCGTGGTCAATAAAGGCAACCATTTCCTTGTTGGAGATAACAGCGTTGCGGATTGCGGTAAACATTTCTCTTTTCGTCATATAGACACCTCTTTCTTTGTGTGGGGCTTTTGCCCTTCCTTTATCTTACGTGCTTATTATAATAAAAATTTTCAAAAAAGTCAATAGGGGAATATTGCACTAATTTTGGGATAAAAATCCACGGATTTGTCAGAGCATTTTCTATTTTACAAAAGTTGGAAGATGTGATATAATGGAATTTTCGTTTCGTGGCGGGCGGCCACGAAACGACAAAAAAATCTTTAGCTCAAATGAGCTAAAGATTTTTCGTTGCAGAACGTAGCCTTTTCAAACTTGATCTGGTAGGAGATACGCCCGACCTTGAGGTCTCCCGCCTTGGTGAAAGGAATATTATCCTTGACCCATTCCTGACCATAATACTCAGTAATCATCTTCTCAAACAGCTCACCCCTGTTGTACTTGCTATCCTTGACCGCCCCATTGAAATAGTCGGTAGAGCAAAGCACCACGGCGTTCTGAAGAAGGAAGAGTTTCTGGCTTGCATTGGGGCAAAACCGCAATGCGTAGCCCTGACCTCTGCTAGCCTTGTCCAGTTTCAGCAGATAGGGAAGATCGGTTCCATTGGCGTATGCCATGTAAATATTTCCCTTGTAGCTAAAGCCGAAGATGTAGTTGTGAGTGAAGGCGACCTCGTTGTAGGTGTTGGTCATGGACTGGAGCAGTGCGGTGTTGTTCATCATTGTTTTGAACTCCTTTCTTTTGATGGCTTAAGTATACTACTTTTGGGAACGGTTGTCAAGCGGTTTTTATAAAGATTTTCCAAGAAAGTTTTTGCGGGGGGTATTCTTAAGCTAAAAAACGTCTCGCGGCGCGGGCTTGCGAGACGTTAAAAAAACGCTACTTTTGAGTAGCGTTTCTTTTCTTTATTTCTTCGTAATAGTCTCTCATTGCCCATAAATACAACCCCATCATAGCAAGCCAGAAAATTTCTAACATTTATTTAAATCTCCTTTCTTTTGATGGTTTAAGTATATCATATCTAGGAAAAATGTCAAGCACTTTTTTGAAAAAATTTTATCAGAGAAAATTCCGGATAGTAGGAGAATGAAACAAAATGGGGATCAGGTTGCCCCGATCCCGCTTGTGTTGACGTAGCTAGGCGCATGGCGTAACTCGCGAACAGCTGCCCCTGTTTTAATCAGTCTAGGTCTCATGTAGTCAGACCACCACGAGCAAAGAGCCTGTGCTTCACCCGAATCGTAGTCCAGTAGCCAGTTGGCAACAAACATGACAGAGCCATAGCAACGATCAAGTGCTAACTGCGGATCGCTCCCATAGAAAAGAATGTCATCAAGTTCATTCTGGCAATACTCTTTTACTTTCTTTACTGCGTCCATGTTGTACGCTCCTTTCTTTTGATGGTTTAAGTATATCATTTTGGGATTGTAAAGTCAAGAGGTTTTTAAAAAAATGTGGGGGTATTTTTTATGGGGGTGTTCTTAAAAGGGCAGATCGTTTCGCGGCGGGCGCGCGCGAAACGATTTTAAAAAAAGAAAAAAGATTCTCAACAAAAATGAGTTATAAAAATTGAAATTAAAATTAAAAAAAATCATAAATAGTTTTATGGTTAATAAAATTATTTATGATTTTATGTTTTTGCTAAATAGATTTTTGAATTTTTTGAAGTATTGTAAAAATTTTGTCTACATCATAAGCCTTGCCTTTCCAATTTTTACGATTTCTTTCTTCATCATCAAAAAGAATATCTGTTGATTCAATACAGACAAGATTTTTATCAGTTCCATAAGGGACAATCTCAATAAAATCAAAATGGACACTTTTTAAATGCTTATTAAGCCATTCCAGTTTAGCTTTCCGCACTTCTTCATCATAATCAGTCGTGCTATTTTTAGAGAGCCAACTAATAATACCAATTTCATGCCCTGCTTTTTGTAATCTATTAAGAGTCCGTGCTAATTGACTCATGTTGATTAAAGCAGTCGCTTCTTTGTAGGGAGTAGCATCATGCTGAATCAGCATAGCTAACCAATTATCTACTCCGTACAGATCAGCAATAGTTCCGTCCATGTCAAAACAGATTCTCATTTTTAGTCGCTTCCTTTCTTTTTTCTATTTGTATTCTACCATACTTTTTAGGACTTGTCAAGAAATTTTTTAAAAAAAAATGGAGAGGCTTGGCCCGGTGGGATGGGTATTTACTCTACCCATCCGCAATAACGAACCGAAACAATTTCATCATCTTTGATTTCAGGAGTACCATGACTATCCATTAAACAAGCACAAATGTCTTTAACAGTCCAATCTTCAACACCTTTAAATTGCCACAAATTATGATTAAAGTCTTTGACAGTAACTGTATCCGTTGCAAAATCAGTCTGAACTACTGTAGTGAATAATGGATACAAGTTTTCAGTTCGATTTGTAATGATTGAATAACGAATAACCATAACGCACGCTACCCAAAGCATTCCAACAGTAATAATAGACAGAACTAAGTTTACAACCTTGCGCCAGTTTAATTTTCTCTTTTTCATAATTAACACCTCTCTTTCTTATCTGTAATCATTTTACCAAATTTTTTCTATTTTGTCAATAGGATAATTTTTAAGTTTTGTACATACGCCCGGAAGAGCCCGAACATTAGTTCAGGTCTTCGATTTCTTCAAGGTAGAACTCTTTTAATTTGCTTGCGGCGATACTTTCCCGCACGATAAATTTATGTCTGCGGTTTTCTTCGCACCAAGGGCAACCGCCATGATTTCGGCAAGTTTTATCTATGGCTTTACTTCCTTCGTAGGGTTTTCGGTTTTCTTTTTCATGCGCAATAGCTTTGTCTAAGCTCATAAGATTTCACGCTCCTTCCCTTGATCGTTTTTCCTTGAATAATTAAAGTATACCATATTCATTTTGTTTTGTCAAGTTCTTAAAGATATTTTTTCATTTTGTTTTCGGGAAAGATTTGAAATTAAATTCCATAATAATCCTAAACCAAAAAAAATCAAGGTTCTGACCGCGAAGCGGTAAGCGCGCTGGCTCGATGGTCAGCGCGCCGCCAAATCAAAAAGAGCGGTTTTACCGCTCTTTCTGGAAGTACTTTTTGAAAATGAACTCAAAGGGGTTGTACATGAATCTGACTTCAATCGGAGTCTCGTCCTTGTCTGCGATTTCGATTCGAAGTGCATCGGAAGCGAAACCATTTTTGATTGCGTCAGCAGGTTTACGGATGGTGCGAGGACTGTAGAAGTAGTAGTAAGAATACTCGCCTGCAGTATTTTCGCATTTCAGTTCATAAAGTCCACCGTTCATTTTTGTTACCTCTCTTTCATTTGGTAATTAAATAATACCATTTTTCGGAAAAAATGTCAAGTGTTTTTTGCAAGAATTTTTGAAAGATTTTTTCCAGATAGTATTTATGAAGCAAAAAACGTGTCGTTGGGGCCACCAACGGCACGCCAAAAAGAAAAGCTTTGGATTACTCCCAAGCCTCGACCACCTCGACCTCATCTTCGTCATCCCCGAGGTAGGCAGCTGCATGCTCAGCGTCCTCGCGGGTATGATAGGCTCCCCAGAACCATGCCTTGCCGTACACATACCGCACTACCAAATACTCATACTCTTTAGCATACTCAGGTACATTGTTGATCATCATCTCGTTGATCTCCTTTCTTTTGATGGCTTAAGTATATCACCGGTTTAGGGATTTGTCAAGCGTTTTTTTGAAAAAATTTTCCCCAGCGAAAAATAGCAAAATGAATAGCTATACAAAAAAACGTTCCGCGGCGCTGGGCTGCGGAACGCCAAAAAGAAAAGATGGAGGATTATTCCTCCATCAATTCTTCCATGGTGACCTCTGCCTCTTCAAGCAGGTCCTCTAAGGTTGCGCCCCATTTCATCATTTCTTCGTACATTGTTTTGATCTCCTTTCTTTTGATGGTTTAAGTATAGCAGATGTTCCGGTGTTTGTCAAGAGGTTTCTTTATTTTTTTTACTGACCTCGCGGGAAGCGCCTTTACGGAGGACTCTTTCCTCTTGACAAGTATAATATATCACCAGTTTAGGGATTTGTCAAGTGTTTTTTGAAAATTTTTTCCCAGAAATAAAAATGTTGAAAATAGATAATTATGCAAAAGACGGCTCGTCGCGCAAGTCGACGAGCCGTCAAAAAAGAGATGGCTTACGCCATCTCCTCTTTCTGCTTTCTGAGAGCGATCAGCTCGACCAGCAGCTCGTCGTCAAGCTCGTAGTCAGCCCTGCTCCATCTGTCCTTCATAGCCAGCATGAACCTGCGGCTCTCCAGTACCTCGATTCTCTTGGTGATCTCGTCCATCGTCATAGCTCTTATCTCCTTTCTTTTGATGGCTTAAGTATATCATTTCAGGACACGTTTGTCAAGCGTTTTTTGTCAGATTTTGAAGAAAAATTTACCGAAGTGTAAGACAAAGGCAAAAACGTGCCCTTTGCGCGCGCAAAGGGCACGCCAAAAGAAAAGAGCTGATTGCTCAGCTCTTTTTGATTACTTAAGGCAAATCACTGCAAGGACAGGAATGAAAAGTGCGGAAGCCATGAAGATGATCATCTCATAGTTGACGCCACGTCTATTAGCATTCAGACCACCAAGAAATCCGATGAAGCACCAAACCAGAATTGCAATAACAAAGATAACCTTACTCATTTTTTAAATCTCCTCTCTTTTGATGGTTTAAGTATACCACATCCGGGAAAAATGTCAAGCATTTTTTTTCATTTTTTTTGAGGGAAAAATTTTCCAGAATTATTATTAAAAGCAAAAACGCGCAGTTTTGGATCCAAAACGGCGCGCCAAAAAGCCCTGGATTACTCCAGAGCTTCGATTGCTACCACCTGCCCATCTTCAAAATAGGCAGCCGCCTGTTCAGCATCATCGTAAGTATGGTAAGCACCCCAGAACCAGGCGTCACCATCCACCATGCGAGCTACTACATACTCATACTCCTTAGCATACTCAGGTACATTTAAAACGGTCATTGTTTTGACCTCCTTTCTTTTGATGGCTTAAGTATATCATAGCTAGATGAATTTGTCAAGCGTTTTTTTTGAATTAAAAACAGGAAATATTGTCGTAGACTTTTTGACAAAAGACTATATTGAAAAATGTTGATGGTCATATTGAGAAGGCTTGGCGTCTCGCTGCGGCGGCCAGCGAGACGCCAAAAGAAAAAGAGGTTTTCACCTCTTTCTCTTAATCTTCTTGAATAGCTACTACATAGAGTAATAACGCCGCATAAACTACCACTACACTAACTACTAACATTTGTTTGATCTCCTTTCTTTTGATGACATAAGTGTACCATGAATTTTAGGATTTGTCAAGCATTTTTTTTAAAGATTTTTCCCGAATGAACAAATGATAGAATGTATAAGAATATGAATCACGATCCGTTGCGCTGGCCAACGGATCGCCAAAAGAAGAACGCCGCCCTTAGGCGGCGTTTCTTCTCTTAATGTCTTCATAGTAGTCTTTCATAGCCCAGATGTACAGACCAGCAAGAGCAAGGAATATCAGTTCAAGCATTTTTGTTGTCTCCTTTCTTTTGATGGTTTAAGTATAATACTTTTGGGAAAATTTGTCAAGTATTTTTTTCCCATTTTTTTTAAAAAAAATTCTCAAAGAGTATTGATAGTATATTTGGCGTGCCGTTGCGCAGGTCAACGGCACGCCAAAACAAAAAGAGGGTTGCCCCTCTTAATGCTTGGTGTATTTGCGGATAGGTTTGGTAGCAGTCTGCTTCAATTCTATGAGAGCTCTTGCCCAACTGGATACCCCCTGCCCAGTCGCTAAGGTCTGACCGTTATCTCGAATAGCCCATTCCTTAGTGGTGATATTGTATACTGCAGTGATTGCCTTTGTCATGATCTGTGATCTCCTTTTTTTTGATGGTTTAAGTATATCACTGATTCTAGGATTTGTCAAGCGTTTTTTGAAAAGACTTTTTTCTAAGTATGAAACCCTAAGATGAATAATTATGCGATTAGCGTTTCGCAGCGTCAGACTGCGAAACGCCAAAAAAAGAAGGCTTTCGCCTTCTCTTAATGTTCTCTGATGACTACCCAATAGAGCAATAACGCATAAGCAACCACCGCACCAATTACTAACATATTCTTTATCTCCTTTCTTTTGATGATGTAAGTATATCATCTTTTTAGGAGTTTGTCAAGCTTTTTCTTTGAAAAAAAGTCTTTATATAAAAATCCTGAGGACAATCAGTTATATAACTGACGGATCGCCGCGCAAGTCAGCGATCCGTCAAAAATAAAAATTTTTTTATTTTCTTTAATTATTCTTTGAAATGCTTAATGGATTCTATTGTATCATATTATATTATATTAATAATATGTTATCACTTATGTTTTGAATACTTTTTAATTAAACATTCTTTTAGGGGTCTTTCCCCGTTGGTTGTTTTTTAGATTGATCAAGCTAGTTCAGAGAACCTCATGTATATGGGGGGTATATTTCGGGAAAAAAATTTTTTATTTTTGATAAACGGGGTTGTGCTCGACATTTCTCTCTCCAAATCTTTTTTCAAATCGAAAAAACGAAATTCTCTCCAAATCTTTTTTCAAATCGAAAAAACGAAACTCTCCAAATTAATTCTTGAATTAAGAAAACAATTTAACAAAAAGAAATTGAACAAAGAACTTTTTCTGATTCATGTAAAGATTCACTACATAAATATTTTTTAGAAATACATCTTTCCCATAATATAATATTTATATTTTCTTTATCCACTGATTCAATGAAACCCATCACCACATCATCCTTTAAAATAGGAGTATATTTATCTTCTTCTTTATATTCTCCATTATTTTTAAAGCGTCCTTTAATTATTTTTTCCATATTTCATTTCCTTATACTATTTTTTTATTGCTCTTATTACTCCTGCAATTCTAGGGTCTTGAAAAGAACATTCAAGAATAACTTCATAATTATAATCAGGATTTCCGCAATTCTTTATTTTTTCTTCCAATTCACTATAATTTTCTACATCAATATATAATTCTGGATTATCTTCTGCTATAAATCTCATTATTTTAATTAACTTTCATAATTAATATAATTTAAATATCTAAATTAATGTGCGCCACATATTCTGGACTAAAATTTTCATTATTATCTACTCGCCGCCATCCATACCCAGTTCTCCAATAGCATACACATAAAGGCCATCCTTCCCGCCACGCAAGAAATAAATCATTTTGCGCCCCATGTAGCGGAATATATTTTGGATGTAACCAAGTAAGCCCACCTTCATAAACTGTAGGAGCACGATTTACCATTTCCGCGATCGCCTCTCTAGTATCTAACTTATCTCTATAAACATGTTCTAATAATTCATCTGCATCTATCGTTCTCATTTTGCACACCTTTCATATCTGCTCCATCTGCACAGATGGTAATTCATCTATATATGCTATTATTCTATTGCGGTCATTTCTCAGCATATCGAATTCATCTATGAACCCATCATTAATCATGTGCTTTAAACCTTTCAATGCTCAATGCCATCTCTGTAAGTTTAAGTAGAGAGATGAGACGATATACATGACTCTGATACGTCTTGTTATCACTAAAGTTTTCAAGATATTTAACAGATTCAAGTGCTCCTTGAACATATTCTCGTCTTAACATCTCTGTCATATTAAAGGGTTCTGTTAGTGCCGACATATACTTTACTCCTATCACTATTTAATAAAATAAAATTTTTATTTTTTTATGTCCACACCAATAACAATAATTACTAGATCTTGGAGTATAATGCTTACAAAGCGGACATTTTTTAAATCTTATATAAAATTTTATTTTATTAATTAATTTATTTATATTAATCATTCTTATTAATAAAATCCTTTATTCCAAAATAATTACATAAATAATGTATAAAATCATATTGTTGTTGTTTTAACATATTTTGAATATTTTTCAACTATAAATTTTTATGTGTATCCAAATAACGCAACATTATTGTTCGATTCCAAGCATCATTACTTTCTTTAGTAAAATCATTATAATATTTATTCATTTTTTTATGTTGTTATATGTGCGGACGGTGGTAAACTATATTTTCCATACGCCCAATCTATCATTAAATCAATATCTTGTGTAGCTAATATTGTTTGCAAAGTTTCAAGAGCCTTCTCTAAAGTATAAGCCTGCGGTTTTCGCCTCCAATACCTTATTTTATCCCATCCCCGCGGAAAAGCCATTCTAATTATTTCCTGTAAACTTATATTTTCCCACATTTTTTCATTTTTCATTGTTTTGTTCTCAGCTTGCCATAAAGTAAATTTTGCATTAGCTAATTTTTGCTCTATTTCCATTCTTTCTTTTGTTTTTAAATATTGATAATGATCCCAAGTAGCTTTATCAACTTTTATCAATCCGTCTTTAATTAAATACTTTTCATTTTCATTCATTTTTATATTTATGTAATTCTTGCCATCGATTAATGGGTTCCGCATCTTCCCATTTATCATTAATTGCATCTTCAATGGTTTTAATTACAGCTTCACCGCGATAATAATATAATTTATTAAAAAATGTTTTTAATTTCTTGCCATCTATCCAATTTTCAGGCGCCTTAGGTCTTTCTTCATAGTGCGGACGAGTGGTAAAATTACATCTGTTATTTTCCTCTTCCGCACAACAAACTTCTCCACTATTATTATAATAAATATGTTTACACATAGTACAAGAAGGTCTTAACTGCTCTCCACAACTATGGCAAATTGGCAATTTAAGTGGATACAGTTCAATTCCCACAAATTTTACCCTATAATTGTACCATTCTAACCAAAAAAGTTTATTACAAATGCTACATCTTTTTGGAATTAATGCAAATTTATCATAATAAGTTATTTTCATTTATCTGTCCAAAACTCTTCCATTCTCATTTGATGATAAGAAAAATCTTTTTCAATTTTTTCTTGCGGCGGCAATTCGTACCATTCAACAACAGTATATCCAACTGCATCAAAAGGGCAGCACCAGCCGCGGTTATCTTCCCATGTCCCCACGGTCCAGAGATTATATCCATTTGCCGCCCCAATATCAATAACCATTAATAACTCTTTATTCATTGGCGGAGTTTCATTTATTGTATGCTTTTGCAATATCATCCCTATTTTCTCTCCTAGTGCAACAGTTTTTTCTTTTGTAAAAACAAATTCAGCCATATTGTTTATAATTTACTAATTAATTGAACAATTAAAGCCGTCCAACAACAAACATAGCTCCAAACAGAAACTTTATGATCTTTAGCAGATGCAAAAGTGAAAACACCGCAAATTATCCAGATAATCAATAAAAAAAGATCAATCGTCATTTCTTTTTTCCTTTAGCCACTTTTCCATCCAATTATTAAATTCAGTTTGACAATTACCACATAAATCAAAACTATTAGAATGATAAATTAAATTTACATAATGAATTTCATATGTTGGTAAAATAGCTTGCTGCCGCGGATCATAATAAATTTCTTTTCCGCATCTATCACAATATGTTTTTCTCATAGTAATTACTCCTCCGGCTTGCGCGGATTCTTCATTAAACCATGGTCATAAAGATTATCAATGCACTTAGAAATATTATTAATATAAGCCTTCAGCTCGGTATTAACATCTGCCTGTCGAGCACGAGCTGCTCTATATTCAGCCAATCTCTTACCATAGGTCTCATCCCAAACATCTCCAGGTGCGCATTTTGCAATTCCCTTATAAGTGCGGAAATCAAAATTAATAGCGTTATAATCCTCATCTACCAGACCATATTTAGCCAGTCGCAGGGGAATATCATTCACTGCTGTCATAATGCACACCACTGTACGCTTCTCTTCATTTACCTTATACTCTGTCGTTACTCGATTCATAAAATATGTAGTATCAATCATGCGGTCTTCGCAGGTATATGACCGTCATCTACCTGTTACTGCCTCCTTTTATTTTTATTTTATATTTATATTATATAATAATTTTTTTAATTTTTCAAAAAAGTAAAAAATGTATTAAATTCAAAACAGAAAAATTCTTGTTCATTTCCTTCTTCTGTTGTTACAAAAATTTTTTCTTTTTTTTCATCATATTTGTATTGATATGTCTGTCCTTTTTTAAAATGACCATTATCAAAATTCATATTATAATTAGCTTCAACTTTATTATTATTCATTTATTTTACCTTCTTTTTCTTTTGTAAATATATTATAATATAATTTTTAACAAAAATCAATATAAAGATTCTTGGAATGAAATTGACAATTAAAAAATTTTTTGGTATAATAAATTTATGAAATTAGTATGAAAGGAGATTTTATGGAAGAAAAAAATCTTATCGAAGAAGCTTCTAAAAGACCATATCCGCGGTTAGATTATACCATTTTAGATTTCCAAGAACGTAATAAAAAAGTCCATGAAATTGTAAATAATACTCCTCCAGAAAAACTAACTTCTTATTATTTAGAATAGCTTGCAAAATATTTAACAGAAACACCCGAAGATAAAAAAATGCGAAAAATTTTGACAGATAATCGAATGGTTACTATTAATAAAAGAGAAACATCTTGCGAGGGATTGGTAGAAAAATTAGAAAATGGCGAAGATGGTATTTACAATTTTATGACCGAGGGTGATAAAAATATTTTATTAGTTCCAAAAATACAAATTACTGAAGATGATATCGAAAAAATTCCAGGATTAAAAGAATTAAGAGAAGAAATAAAAAAAATAGAAAATAAGCAAAAAACAGCAAGAGGTAAATAGAAATTTTTATTAGTTAAACAACTAATTGAAATGCGGCAAGATCAATATGTTTTGAAAAATAGCTACAAACCGCCTATCACAATGATGAAAGTAACAAAAAGTTTAAATTAGATTGATTTAAGTGAGCGCGTAGTAGTAGATGAAAAAGGAGACCCAAAAAGTAATTGTTTAGTATCCTTATTTGATCCTTAGCATATCTGTTGTTTATTATGTAATTATTCTAAATTAAAATAGGAATGCTGGGGAAAATTTGATAATGATTGGTGGTATTTAATGGAAGATTTCGACAATCTTTCAGAAAGAGCTTTAAAAAAAGATTATCCCATTTTATATGATATCATGATATATAAAATAGATGGATTACAAAATAAAGATATTGTTTTACAATTAAAAAAAGATCATAATGTAACTTATTCCGCAGAATATTTGTCTACTGTTTGGCGGAAAAAAATTCCAAAAATTATTGCGGAAAAGGCTAAAGAAGAATGGATTCTTTGGCATTACACCTTTGAAGAAAAAGGAAAATGGAAAAGATGTTCTCGTTGTCATGAAATAAAACTTGCTCATCCTTATTTTTTTACAAAAAATAAAACTGCAAAAGATGGTTGGTATAGTATGTGTAAATGCTGTAGAAATAAGAAAAAATAAAAGGGACAATTTTTTTTATTTTATTTTAGATATTTTTAAAATAAAAAAGAAGGAGGAGGAAAGAATAAATGGCACAAAAACTAAAAGGACAACAAGAAGATCAAAATGGGAAGTGTCAATGTGAAAGATGCGGAAAGCGCATTGGTCAAATAAATTTTTATACATATAAAGATGGTAGTAAATGTGAAATCTGTAAGCCTTGTTTAACTGCTCATATAGACAATTTCGATTCTAATACTTTTGAATGGATTCTTGAAAAAATGGATGTTCCTTATATTCCTACTGAATGGAATGTTTTAAGAGATAAGGCTTTTGCAAAGGATCCCTATAAAATGAATGGAATGTCTGTTATTGGAAAATATCTTGCCAAAATGAAATTAAAACAATGGAAAGATTATGGATATGCAGACACGAAAAAAATTCAAGAGGAAATGTAGGCGGAAAAAGCAAAAAAAGAGAAGGCTGAGGCTGATGAAAAGGCGCGATATGAAGCAGAGTTAAAAGTAAAATTAAGTGAAGGAAAAATAACTACCGCAGAATATCAAACTTTAGTCAGTACCGAAACGCAAAATAAAGAGCTACCACGATGGGGAGACACTATTACAGGAGAGCATCTTGGTCAAATGTACCAGGCATATGGACAACCGCAATCCTATGCAGATGCATTGAAACAAGCAAAAAACCCTTTCCAAGAACAGAACTTTATGTCTGAAAATGATATAATTGATCCTGGGGCCAATCTAAGTGATGAAGATAAAATGTATTTAGCTGTAAAATGGGGAAGGCTTTATAGACCAAGTCAATGGGTTGCTCTTGAACAATTATATAATGAATTTATGAGTTCTTTTGATATTCAGGGGGCTGCCCGCATTGATACGTTAAAGATGATTTGTAAGACATCTCTAAAAATGAATTAGGCAATTGATTGTGGGGATATTGATTCTTATCAAAAATTATCACGAGTTTATGATTCTATGATGAAATCTGCTAAATTTACAGAAGCACAAAATAAAGATAAAGATAGTGATAATATTGATTCGGCTTCTGCTATTGTTGATTTTGTTGAAGCTCATAGTGGGGAAATACCAAGGTATCACTGTAATGAACCGCAAGATATTATTGATCAAATTATTATTGATTTAAAAGCCTATAATAAAAGTTTAATTTATGAAGATAAATCTTTGGCACAAGAAATTGAAAAATATTTACAAGATAAACAAATTTCTGATGAAATGAAAAAAGATAAAAAAGATGCAAAAACAAAAGGATTGGAAGATGTTGAATTAGATGATAATGATTTTGTAGACTATAAAGAATCTCTAAAAAAGATGCAAGATCATGATGATATTATTGATGATGAATTAATTGAAAAAGAATATTTGAGTAGGAGGATTAATATGGAATGAATTTAAAAGAATTATTGCAATTATCTTCCGACAGAGAATATAAAAAACAGGGTATTTCTGAATAGCGATTATTAACAGACATTAATAAATTGAGAGATTTAATTGCTTATTTTAGAGAATATCCTGATATATTTGTAGATTTTATTAAAGGAAAAGATAGTACATTTAATTTTCTATTTTATCAAAGAATTTTTTTAAGAATTGTGATGCGACATCGGTACGTGTTCGCGACTTTCCCGCGTGCTTATTCAAAATCATTTTTGTCAATGATGGCGTTGATGATAAGATGTATATTATATCCTAATTCACATTTGTTTGTAACCACAGGAGGTAAGTAGCAAGCGGCCTCAATTACAATCGCGAAGATCTAGTAGATATGTAAACTTATTCCTGGTTTAAATAATGAAATTAATTGGGATCGTGGTGTATCTACAAAATCAAAAGATAATGTTAAATATGTGTTTAAAAACGGTTCTACTATTGATATTTTGGCGGCAAGACAGTCATCCAGAGGTCAGCGTCGTACTGGTGGCCTGATGGAGGAATGTGTATTAATTGACGGCGATATTTTAAATGAAGTTATTATTCCTACCACAAATGTTGATAGACGTCTTTCTGATGGAAGTAGACATAAAGAAGAAAATGTCAATAAATCACAGATTTATATTACTACCGCTGGATGGAAAAATTCGTTTGCATATCATAAGCTGATATAGGTCTTAATTAATTCTATTTTGGATCCAGATGAGTATATGATCATGGGTGGAACTTATGAAACACCTGTTATTTCTGGATTATTAGATGAAGATTTTGTTGAACAATTAAGATTGCAAGGCACATTTAATGATGAATCATTCAATAGAGAATATAGAAGTATTTGGTCTGGCGATGTAGAGAATGCGTTCTTCTCTTCTGAAAAATTTGATAAATATAGGGTGTTATTGCAACCAGAGTATGAATATAGCGGACGATCTTCAAAAAATGCTTATTATGTATTTGGCATAGACGTTGGACGTGTGGGATGTACTACAGAGATTTGTATTTTTAAGGTCACTCCGCAAGTTCAAGGCGCAGCTCATAAGACTCTTGTAAATATTTATACTTATGATGCAGAACATTTTGAAACACAATGTATTCATATAAAACATTTATATTATAAATATAAACCTCGTAGAATTGCAATTGATGCTAATGGGTTAGGCGTTGGTCTAATTGATTATTTGGTAAAAGCTCAAGATACAGATGATGGTGAATATTTACCTCCTTTTGGGGTTTTTAATACAGATGAATACCCAGAATATAAGAAATTTGTTACTCCTGAAACAGAACGAGATGTATTATTTTTAATTAAGGCTAATGCTCCTATTAATACAGAGGCATATAGTTATGCACAGACTCAAATGTTTAGTGGTAAAATTCGATTTTTAATTGATGAGGGATTAGCAAAAACTAAATTAATGTCTACTAAGCAAGGTCAGAATATGAATATTGATGAACGTAATGAATATTTAAGACCTTTTATATTAACTTCTGTTCTTAAATAGCAAATGCTAAATCTTGTAGAAGAAAACGAAGGAATTAATATTATTTTAAAACAAAGCAATAGAAGTATAAAAAAAGATAAATTTTCTGCTTTTATTTATGGGTTGTATTATATTCGTTATGAAGAAGAATTAAGCAAAAAAAAGAAAAAGCATAATATTGCTGACTTTTTATTTTATACACCAAATTAAGGTCAAAGTTTGTTAATTTTATATTTACAATTTTTATAAAATAATAGTGGAGGAAAGAATTATGCGAGCATCTAGGGGAGAAATAAAAATAGAAGAAATTTTACAAGAATCTGGATTAGATTTCGCAGAAGAATATTCTTTTCCAGATCTGGTAAGTAATACAGGCCGACCGCTAAGGTTTGATTTTGCAGTTTTTGATGATTAGCATAATATTGATTTTCTTATTGAGTATCAGGGAGTTCAACATTATTAGGCTAAAGAAAAATTTGGTGGATATAATGGATTAAGAAAACAACAATATAATGATATGAAAAAGAGAGAATATTGTAGAGATAATGGAATTAATTTAATAATTATTCCATATTGGGATGAAGCTAGAATTACTTATGATTATATTTTAGAGGCGGCGGGGTATTAATTAAAAAGAAGGAGGGATATCTAAAGTTGATTAATCGAATGGCTTAGATAAAGAAAAAAGGCTTTAATATGTTTGAAACTGAAGATTACCAAATTCCAAATTAGATTAATAATTATGTACCTATTGATTTTTCAAAAATTAAAATTGGTGTTAAATCAGTATCTGATGCTATTTTAAAATTAGGAGATTTCCGAAGAGTAAATCCTCAATTGGCAGATAAGGAACAGGTTTTAAGGGCTATCCATTATGGTGATTTGGAAAAAATGAGAGATATATCTAATTATTTTTATAAAATAAGTGGTATTTATCAAAGACTATGTCGCTATATGGCTTATATGTATAGATATGATTGGTTAATAACTCCATATTATACAGATTCTATAAAACCAGAAAAACTTATTGATGGTTTTAATACTGTTTTGACATATTTAGACAAATTTGAAGCAAAAAAATTTTTTGGAGAAGTTGCATTAAAAGTTATCAAAAATGGCTGTTATTATGGTTATTTAATCGCACGAAATGGAACTGTTATTGTTCAATAGTTACCGCCAAGATATTGTAGAACACGTTTTATAGTAAATGGACAATCTATAATTGAATTTAATATGAAATATTTTGATGATATATTCACAGATGCGGAACAACGAATGAGAATATTAAAAATTTTTCCATCTGATTTTGAAAAAGGATATAAATTATATAAACAAGGAAAGTTGAAGCCTGATTTCCCTGGAGATGAATCTGGATGGTATTTGCTTGAAGTTGGCGCTGCAATTAAATTTAATTTAAATGGGGAAGATTTTCCGCCTTTTATGTCAGTAATTCCAGCAATTATTGATTTAGATGCTGCGCAAGACCTTGATCGTAGAAAAATGCAACAATAGTTATTAAAAATTATTATTCAGAAGATGCCTATTGATAAAAATGGAGATTTAGTTTTTGATGTAGATGAAGCTCAACAACTTCATAATAATGCGGTTCAGATGTTATCAAAGGCTATTGGAATTGATGTTTTAACTACTTTTGCAGATGTAGATGTTGCCAATATGGCGGATAATAGAACATCTACAAATACTGATAACTTAGAAAAAGTAGAGCGAACTGTTTATAATGAGGCTGGTGTTTCACAAATGCAATTTAATACAGATGGAAACATTGCTCTTGAAAAATCTATTTTAAACGATGAAGCTTCAATGTGGAATTTAATTCAACAATTTGAAACATTTTTAAATATTTTATTAACACCTTATAATCAAAGTCCAAAAAAAGTTGTGTATAGAGCGCAAATTCTTCCTACAACAATTTATAATTATAAAGATTTAGCAAAACAATATAAAGAGCATACTCAATTAGGTTATTCTAAAATGTTACCCCAAATAGCATTAGGACAATCTCAAAGTGCGGTATTGGCAACGGCTTATTTTGAAAATGATATTCTTGATTTAGTCAATGTATTTATACCGCCATTAATGTCTAGCACTATGAATGCGGAAATCCTTAATCGTAAAAATAGTAATGATAGTAATGAAGTTGGTCGACCTGAAAAGGCAGATGATGAAAAATCAACAAAAACTATTCAAAATAAAGAATCAATGAGCTAAAAAATTTTTGGACAAAAACTGTTAAAAGAATTTTTAAAATTTTTATAATATATGAAGAATAAAAGGAGAACTTTTATGCATCAATCAGTTGCAACAATAGACTCTCCTGAGTTTTTAAATCTTCAACCTCTCGATATAAATCCTTTAATGTCAAAATGTGAAATTAAAGTATTTTATGTAGGCGCTAATAGGAATCGCACTTTTATTACAGAAGAAGTTGCTACTGAAATTGGAAAAACTCTTCGTGGAGCTCCTATTGTTGGCTATTATAGAAATAGCAAAGAAGATTTTACAGATCATGGAGAAAAAATTATTATTGATGATGAAGGAATTAAGTTCGAATGTCAGACCGTTCCTTATGGATTTGTGGCTCCAGATGCTAAAGTCTGGTTTCAAAATTTTGAAGATAATGATGGGATGGGTAATACAGTTGTTCATAAATATCTTATGACTACTGGTTATCTTTGGACAAATCAATTTCCAGAATCCAGCTTACCTGTGAAAGAGGGTCGTCCACAATCAATGGAATTTCAAGAAGAGTCTGTGCAAGGACGTTGGGAAACTAATTATGACAATGGAATGGATTTCTTTATTATAAATGATGCAATTATTCAAAAAATTTGCATATTAGGAGACGATGTTGAGCCTTGCTTCGAAGGCGCTTCTGTAAC